CTTGTTCTCCATGAACTCCATGAAGGTGAGTGCGTCGTACTCGACTTCGAACTCTTCGAAGCGATCCTTGAGCGCCGCATCCATCGTATTGACGTCGTACTCGGACGAATCCGGGTTGACGCATGCCGCAACCATCCAGCCAGGCGGAAGGGTGTAGTTGTGGACCTTACGGTCAGTCAGAAGCTGCATGAGGCAGTTCATAACGCCTGTCGTACCACGGTTTGGCTCTTCCAGCAGGATCAGCCCGCGGCCCGAAGTCGGCCAGAACTCAGGCAGACGATGCATGGTACGAGCGAGACCGTTCTCATCCTTACCCATATCGGGGAAGCCGATCAGGTCAGGCGCTTCGAGGTATGCGATACGAAGGTCAACGAACCCGTACTCGGGGTCGTTTGTCCTCTGATCGTTAACCCACTGTTGAACGATTTGGGACTTACCGAGACCCGCATCGCCAGTGAACATGGGATTAACAATCTCGCCAATCTGATTTGCTTTCAGGGCGAGGTCCAGAACTGACTTAATATGAGAAGGCTTCATTGCTTTCATGCTCCTAACGTGGGGTTGTGTAACCTTGTATTTATTGATTCGGTTAAGAATACAGTCGGATAGTTATTACGTTTTACAGTTCTACAGTGGCTACCTCGGTTTCATCATTGATAACTTCAAAAGAACTAGTATGAAGGCCAGTAAAGACCTTACCGACGCCCATTCGGACGAATACTCCGTGACCTGGCATCTGGCCAATGTCGCCTAGATACACAAAGCGATCGGTTGGATCGTCCAGAATACTACTGTAACTCTGTCGATACTCAGGACGAACTTGAACAAGATCTAGAGGTTTCATATGGGGTGTATTGATTCGGAATGGGGTACTTATGACTAGTTTAGCCTACTAACCGATTCTGAAGTAGAATATTAGCAGTAGGGTGGTTTAAGCACTTTTGCTGATTAATATTGAAGGTTTATGAAACTAACTATCACAGCAGATCAAGAAGCCGGGATTATCGCTCTAGAGGGCGATCTCGAGCAGGCATTTGCTGAAGGCGTTCAGGACGATACTTGGCAACCAGTATTAGACCCTATGGCCCTATATGATAATCCAGATGTGCAAGCTGTTAAGCAAGCTGTTAAGGATCCCTTTAAGTCTTTGGTTGCGGCAATGATGGTAGCATTAAACATTAAGCGAGCTTTACCCGCTGGCCTATCAACCACTGTAGCATTAGCAAAATTAACCCCATCTGGAGCCGATGGCTCAATGACATTTGAAGATGGAATTTTAGTATCTAAAATAGATCCGTCGTAATCATTATACAAAAGGAAATTAAATCATGGCAAACGCATTATATACAAAGGGTAAGCAAGGTCTTCTGCACGGTACGTTTGCTCTGGATGCAGATACGATTAAGATCGCACTCATCTCGAGCTCGTATACTCCTAACATGTCGACGGATGAGTTTTACTCATCAGTTAACTCTTACCTTCTTGGTACGCCGCAGACACTCGGCGGTATTAGTATTACTAACGGCGTTTTTAACAGTTCAACGGCCACCTTCACGGCTGTCGCCGGTGGATCTACTGTAAAGTATTTCCTGATCTATAAGGATACCGGCACGGTCGGCACGAGTCCACTGCTGCTGCTCATTGATACCACTACTGGCGTTACGCTACCTTTCGCTACAAACGGCGGCGACATCACCTTCTCGCCTGACTCAGGCGCTAACAAGATCTTTAAGCTCACTTAAGAGGAACTTTACATGGCTCTAAGCAAGACGTGGTATACCAGCGCGAACCGTGCAGCTGATGATGTTTCAACAGCGACCAGAAAAGCGGCTAGTGAATTATTTGCGCTAAAGGCACTTCTTATGGGGCAAGTTAGTGGTACTGACGGTCCTGAAGGCGCTCGACCAAGTTCAGTATATTGGACGCTTGCAGGTAGTTCTGACAGTTCAACCGCTGGTATCGACTCCACTGACCGCATTGGTTCAACCTTCAATGCTGCTAAATGGGTTCGAGTTGCAGCTGGTGGCACACCCCACACATGGTTCGTACTTCAGAGTCCAAGTGGTTTGCTTGACGGTCCTTGGTATTTATGTGTTGACTGGATTGGAGCGAGTGATCAAGTAGCAACATTCGTCATCTCCAAAAACGTTTTTTCTGGCGGTAGCACTTCTGCGAGACCAACGTCAGTTAATGAGTCAGCTCTTACTGCTCAAACCTTTACAGAGACAACTGCAGCAGCATCAAAAGCATACTTTGTCACTGATGCAAACGGTGGATTCTATTATTTAACTTCACGTAACGGACAAGGGATTTTTCAGTTTATTCTGGCGGTCCTTCCAATGACAGAGACCCGTTCAGGCGATGGAGCTCGAACCGTTATGGTTGCACAACAAACAACTTCTGCTCGAGGCGTTCTTCAAGATGTGGCTTCAGGCCATGCAAGCTTTCGAGGTATACTTGCAGATTCAAGCGCAGCGAGTACAACGTTGGGAATGCTATTACCGACCTTTACTACTACCACTAACACTACACAAACCTTTACTCTAGCTGCGACTGGTACAAACGCCATTGATGCTCAAGTAGATGCTCTACCTATTGCATATATCTTTGACTCAACAACGTCGCATTTAGGTGTTCGAGGGCGATGGCCTGATATGTGGGCCACTGGCGGTCAAGTTGCGGTTGGTTCAGTAGTACCAGCAACGGGTAATCCAGAACGCATAGTCACAGCTTCTTGGATGATTCCGGGTTCAGTAGCTCCTAGCCTGTAAAGGGGCACACTTGTGTCCGCGTATACACCTCATGACTTTACAATGGCAACACCTGAAACGGATACCTACTGCAATAGAGCAGCCGGTGTTCCTTTCAACGTAGGGCCAATACCGTTTACAGCGAGATACATTACCGCCGCAAGTACTAATTTTCTTTATGTGCAATTTGACCGAGTTCTTACTTCTGTTTCAACCACAGCAGCAGACTATACAATAGCAGGAACGTCCTCGCCAACCGTTACAACTGTCACGTTTACTGCTGGCAAGAACTTCCTTCGCTTAACACTTTCCGGTACTATTCCAGCTGGTGAACATACCTTATCAATTGCCACTAATGCAATAAGTGACGGTACTAGTTCTAACATTGTCACCACAGTGGTGATCTAATGTCAGCTTATACCCCACATGACTTTACACTTGCGACGATTGAAACTGACGCATATGTAAGTCGAAACATCGTTCCCGGTCTTGTTGCTCCAGGTATGCTGTTCACGGCATATTATAGCGGGACTAATACAGTTACCTTGCAGTTTAGCAGTAACGATCCTGCTTTTCTAGCCCAAGCAAGTTCCACGGCATCCAAGTATACGATCTCAGGGCTAAGTGCTCCGAGTGTTTCTAGCGTCACATTTACACCTGGCGGCCGCACTTTCGACTTAACGCTTTCAGGTCCATTAGTCTCAACTAATACATATACACTTGCTATTGCCGATTGGGCCGTAGACAACGGACATATATCCAACTTTCCTGGACTCGTCGTTGACATCATTCTGCCTACACAACTAGATTCTGTTGGCGTCGGTGTTGCTCAAGTTATTGACTTTGGCACACCGTCGGCAAATAATACTGGTTCTGCGCAAGGCGTTGGCATTGATCAAGTTGTTGATGTGGGCAGTCCCAGTGTTACGACGACTTTAACTGTTGATGGCGTCGGCATTAATCAGACCACAGACCATGGCATAGGGGACGTAGGACTTTTTGCAATTGCCACTGGTGTGGGTGTTGTTCAACCGATTGGTGTTGGTACGGCGGTTGCCACTCAACAGCAGGAACCTCGTGGCGTAGGTATTAATCAGACTATTGATGTTGGCGCAGGGCCTATTGCCGACATCAATCCACTAACACCAGACAGTGTTGGTATTGATCAACGAGTTACTCTTGGCGTTCCAATTGCTAGTGGTCCAGCTGCCACTATTGGTTTTGGTTTTCTTCAGGCAATTACGCTCGGGACGCCGGTTGCAGCTAAGCTTAACACGCAGGATGTTGATGGTGTTGGTATTGATCAACTTATAACCTTCGGTTCAATAGTAGCTGACGGGGCATTAACATTATTCGGCGTAGGCATTGATCAAACGATCCATATCGGCGCACCTCGTTCTGTTGGACCGGCAGATACCATTGGTCAAGGTATTAGTCAAACTGTTAATATTGGTCACATTATTGCGGACATTAATCCACTAACACCGGACAGTGTTGGCATTGATCAACTAGTTACCTTTGGTACTCCAAGTACAACTCGATCACAACCAATTACCACTGGCGTGGGTTTTGAACAGATTGTCGATCTTGGTCTGCCGGATCTAACTCAAAGCCAATCGACATTTGAGGTTGGCATTGATCAGATTGTTGACTTTGGTACACCCGATATCTCCCAGCAACAGTTTCCTATTGGCATTGGTGTTAATCAACTCATTGAGCTTGGTGTCCCAATTGTTGCGCAGCAGCAGCAAGTCATTGGCATTAGCATTGATCAGCTGATCGGTATTGGTTCACCTGTTGTTACCCAGCCGAGTCAAGCGCTGTTTGGTGTAGGTATTGACCAGCTTGTTGACATTGGCATCCCCATATCAACCTTGTCAACTATAGGTGCTGCTAACGGTGTAGGTATCGAGCAAGATGTGCTGCTCGGTCTCCCTGTCTCACTTATATCGCTAACGGTGACATACCGCCAGCATCAAGCACTTATCGACCTAGATGCTGCCTTACAGATGGCGTTTGGCGAGGGCGTTGAAGGCGCAGTGAACCCTAACCTTATAGCTCCAATTCAAGACTATATCTCCATCTTCAGTCCTCTTCAGCAGCACCAAACCAAGACTATCTTTGAAGATCTCGCTGCCGCCGAGATGGTTGCTCTAAACATTCCTGGTGTCTTGCCGACTACCAACGATACAGATACAGTACCTGTGGCCAAAGTAACTGACCCAGGCGCTTCAGGATCGCTAGCATTCGTAGACGGAGTCTTAGTATCTAAGGTAGATCCGAGTTAACTTTCTTCCTTCTTAGGCATATACTTTAGAAGAGATGCGGGTAGAGCGGCAAAGTTAATAACCGGTTCGACCTTCTTCTTGCGCTCTTTCGACTTAGCTCTACTCTCTGAATAGAACAGAGCACCTTCAGCTAGAGACATCATAGTTGAACTAGCTCCAACAGTGGAACTCACTCGATTAGATAAGTCTTCTTCAGGTGACGGAGCCGGCGGACACTTAGTTACTGTACCACCTCGGGCCAAGAACTCTTCAACTGTTTCACGCGGACCTGTCTGCTCGTTCTTCTTTGTACGCTTACGCATATACACTCTCCTTTAGAGTTTACTTCAATACTTTCAACGGTTTACAAGTAATGGTAGAATGGGCTCATATGGCAATCAAGACTGAATTAGACGATTTTCTAAGCTATGGTATAGACAGTAAACACCGTCGCATCTACTTTGGAGACTGCACATATCAAGCTGGTGAAGAATCCGGAGAAGTAACGCAACGATCGATAGAACTCGCTGTGCGTGCACTTCATCGCTTAGTCGGTGAGGGTCCCGGAAAGCCCATTGAGCTACATATGAACTCACCGGGCGGCGACCCATATGCGATGCTTCGGCTGTATGATGAGATCTTGGCTTGTCCATGTCAGATTAAGTTTTTTGGGGGCGGCATTATTCAGAGTAGCGCTACCTGGATTATGGCAGCATGCGACGAACGATATCTACTTCCTAATACAACGGTTATGGTACATGATGGTAGCGAAGGGGTTGATGGAACGCATACAGATGTGAAGATTGCTATGTCTGAAGCAGTACGTCTCCAGGATCTGCTCTATGACGTCTACGCGGCCAATTCTCGTATGCCTCGGTCCTTCTGGGAAGATGTATGCCAGCGTGATTTGTATCTAACGGCCGAAGAGACAATTAAGCTTGGACTCGCCGACAAAATTGTTGAACCTAAGAAGCGGGGCAACCTTCGTAAAGCTCGTATGTCTTCGCTCAAGAAGGCGCCACCTCATACAGAAATGGAATCCTTGGTGCACAAACTTTATTCCAGAGTTAATCGTCATAATGTTCCTAAACTTGAACTTAACAAGCTGGTTAAAGAAGAAAGCGATCCAAACGTTAAGATCGACGACTCACCGGTCGTTCAAAATACCGATTTGCCTGTACTTGGTTCGGATCCATCAGTGCCCACTTCCTAGCAAAGGCATTAGCTCGATCAATATGAGATGCTTGGCGACCTAGCTGATAGGCTCCAGAATCTACTCGAGAGACCTTCTTTAAGATATAAGGCGACCGAAGCAGTGTCAATCGGTTAAGAGCATCAAAGAAATCTTCGATCATTGCGGCACCAGGTTGCAATAAGGTCGCACTTCAAAATCTCGTTCCAGTCGTTGCCAGACTACGTCGTCACACATCTTTCGATGTTGACTGCGTCCGCCCGAGTGGGTCTCAGACATATACGCGTGACCAAGCTCATGAAGGATAGAGCGAGGTTCTTGCTCTTGAACCTGAATTAGATGTTCATCAGGATTGATATGTGCCCACGGGTCATCAATAGCGATAGATCCGTGTACATACTCGATCCGCCAGGTCTGATTAAGCGGTCCAGGGCCTTTCTTCCAGAGAATGTTGTAAGCAGCGCTTACAGTATCAAGCACTTCCTTGCAACTTAGAAAGGCATACTCTTGGCGATATACTTCAAGCGTGTCTACCTTGCCACAGTATTTAAGGGCAGATGGACCAAAAAGAGCTTGAAGAGCAGCACAACTAGACAAGAGAAATAGTAGACTTATTAAGACACCTTTCATCTACTACGTTATACTTACTTATCGCTGAGTACCTTATCTAGTACTTCAGAAGCTTCTTGTTGAGCGTACTTCTCTCTAAACTGTTCAGCTATCTTCGCTCTATTGTCAAAGCGAGAGAGCTCATACTGTAACTTAGTTAAAAGATCTTCAAAGTTTTCTACATAAAAATCTCTAATCTTTATCATTGTGAGCTTTTTAGCCCACAAAAACTGGCGCTCGGCGCTTGTGACATCTCGTACAATCTCAACCTTCAATCCTGAATCGTAGCCTCTCGACTCATCAACGATGATCCTTGGGGGAGGAAGACCGTACTCTCCGGTCATTTTAGCAGCGAAGGTCTCTACTTCTTTCTTTGAGAGCAACTTAGGCATTCCTATTCTTTATACTTTTTCTTCCGCGGCCAAGATAAAGTCATCAAGTGCTTCGGGGTCGTCCGCTAAGAAAAAGTAGTCGATCTTGCGCTGAACATGCCAATCCTTGAACTCCTGTTGAATACTGCCTTGAATGTAAGACAGATTGCCATCTTTACTCAGCATATAGAGGTTCACTGTATTACGCTCTTTAATGGCCTTAATACGACCAAAAGACGTATTCGCTGAATTGGTCCCTCGAACCCACTCCGGTGAGAACCAATAATTCACGCCGCGCTTAGATACATGGTCCGGCTCTCGCAGCGGATTGCTTGGAGGCGGAAGCTTCTTCTTTTTGGTTGCCATTTGTTTTCCGAAAAAAATGAGAGATAGTAATAAAAGAACTATGAACCAAGATATCAGGTGCCAATACCACGCTTGAACTTCGCGGCTGCTGGTCTATAGTGCGGTCAAGTTTCTTTCTACACTAAGTGTAGTTACTACTCTCAAAGCTTAATAGTTAATCACAGTTTTCGTGCTTGATGTCGTTGACATACCAAACCTCTAGATTCTTGCATTCAAGATTGTTTGGTAGCAGGTCCGGCCGGCGCAGCTTCGGGCTTGACACACAGCTCATCAACAGGAGCAATACTGGTAGCAATAGTCGCATTAACTTTCTTTTCCTTTGTGGACTTCTTAACCAACAGCTTAGCGGGGATGGGAATGAGGATCTCGAGTGGTAGAGCGATCACGCTACCATGCTCACCAACGTTTAACAGCAGTTCGATGTAAATCCCATCGTCATCACGAAGGATTCGTGGTATTGCTCCATAACAGAAACCATTAGTTCCTAATCCCTCGAGAATGGTCTTCAACCCATTTTCGCGCATGCGAATTTTAGCGTCTGGAAACTTGTTCCAACTCTCATCAGAAGTGTTAGCCATTGGTCTTGCCGCACTGGCAATTGGTACAATCACTCAAACACTCTTCTTCAACATGAAGAGCAAGCCCCATGTCATCAAAAGCGTATTCTTGAAACTTACGCGGAGCTTGTACTTTAGGTGCAAGGGTGCTAACAAGTTCTTCTACAAACTTATCTAACTGACTCCACGAGTCGAACTGCCTGGCCTGCTCACGTGCGCCCATATACTCTGACATCAAATCACCAAAAGTCTTATTCATGGTTGTTCTAAATGCCTCCAGGCAAGTTTAGCGTTTGTTAAAACACTGGTATAGTGCCGTATTAACTTCAACTTGGCTAATGTTTCAATAAAGCAATAACATGAATTAATAGGAAGTACTGTGTGTCGAAACAACTTAATCTTCTCTTGAAGCGCTTTAGTCTTCATTGCTAAATGTCTCGCAGCCAAGAACCCCACTGTTAGTGGAGAAGTAGACCACCTTAATATTAGCGGCCTTAAGCGCTGCTTGACATGCTCTACAAGGTCGACTCATACCGAACTTCTGGTTCTTCCTGAGTCGAACTACGATAACCTCTTCAATGCTTTCCTTGGCATCATGAGGAACCCGCCTGAGGGCTCTCACCTCAGCATGAAGACCACTGCCATAGTGGTTACAAGCCTTGGCCAAGATACGACCACCGTTGCCAACAACAACAGCACCATGGCGTTGTTTACCATGGCCTTTGAGTGCTTCCTTGTAGGCTATTTCAACAAAGCGTTCCAGGCGATTACTCACACTTGTTTACCTCTTGAGGAGCTATAACCCCTCTAGGCAGTAGGTCCCGAACTGCCGCCCGGGCACGTTCAAGTGCCCGCAGTGGCAACTTATCTGCACTCGTAAGCAGGCCCAGTTCAGATTCTTCTTGAAGAAAAATGTTTGCAAACTCACGCAGCTTAACAAGTTCCAACTTCGTCGCCTCGTGATCTCTAACTTCCTTCTCATAAAGAGAACGAAGGATTGATTCTTCTGAAGGTGCCAGGTGCATGTCGTTCCTCACTTATTCTTCTGTACTGTAATCCATACAAGATACGCAGCAAAACCCCATTTCCATGGCTGCGACCTCATTCTTATTCTTAGCGCCCCTGAAGTTATAAGGAAAACCACACTGATAACATTGCCCATCTTCGATGTCAGTTGCTGGATCCACCTTCGATCGCGAAGCCTTCTTGTTGGCTTCCTTCTTCTGGTCCTTCTCAACGTAGGCCTTATTAGCACCCTTGATGATACCAACCATTTGTTGGTCGCGACCAGTGTATGTCTTCTTCTTTGGCTTGCCCATTATCCACCTTTGTCGTACTTGGCCCACTTATGGTAGCCACCTTTGAAAGGCCAATACCGTTTTCGAAGTTCTTTAAGGTGCCATTTCTTATTTGATACTGAAAAAACGCCCATACGCTTGCATTGACGGCATGGACGATACATTGTAATTGGTTCGGATGAGAGGTACTTTTGCATTACCTTTTTGTTCTTGCTGAGCCAAGTAGTATGGCCACGACCGTTACACTTCTTACACGGCGTACCATCTGGAATAGCCTTAAGCCAGGCTTTCTCGAGAGCATAATCCATACGTTTGGCTTCTGCCCAATCTTTCATATATGGGGCATAAGTCTCACAAGTGTGACGAGTTCCGTCAGAGTGAGTAAGCGTAAACCTATCATTGGTCTTTACCCAGAATAGATCAGTAGTCTTACAGAACTTACAATTGGCCGAACTCATATCCTGAATGGCCTTCGCCGGATCAATCTCACAGGTATGAGGTAGCCCATAGGATTCAGTTAGTTCAAACCCTGTTTGCTTTCTAAGCCAGATTAACTCTGGAGCCTTACACGTATCGCACCAACCAGGGAAGACATCCCGAGTCTGCGGAGTAGGGCAGAAATGCATATGATTTTGATGGGTAACTAGAAGTGGTCTTCCCAAATAAAAGTTCCAACTCCAGAACAATCCTGTTTCTTGACAACCCTTACAAGTAACCGCCTCTTTAGAGTGAGGCGATGGAGGAGGTATAGCAGGTTGCCATGTACCAGCTGCTGGTACGACCAGTATGCCGCTATTCGTCACGACTTGAGTGGCCATTGAGTATTACCTATTTTAAAGAGTTTCTAGGATTCTCGGTGGGAATCGAACCCACAACCCGGAGGTGTTTAACCACCTGCTCTACCAAATTTGAGCTACGAGAACCGATCTTCTTAGAAGTAGCGAACGAATGTCGTTGCAGTCCGACCTGACACGCTATCCTTGCGGACATCGTTGGCCATGAGCCGACCAGTAGCAGCCAGCTCGTACACGCGAGCGCGGACGCTGTTATACGGAGGCACGGTACGGCCCTGCTCCAGGACCTTCATCTGGACGCGATCATAGATCTCGCCCACAGTGAAGCCCTTCGTGGTACGACGGGTAACGCTGAGAATGGTGCTATTTAGAGTTGTTGACATGTATTTATCCTTTCTGTTGTTTGGGGTTGTACTACAAGAACACCAAGGGAATCGAACCCTACACAGACCGTTACAGATCTGCGGCGGCCACGCAATGCTCCGCTTCTATATCTCGGTTTGAATATAGAGAGCTACCGAATCTTACTTACTGAATCCAAAGCCGACGTCGTCTTTCTCTTCAAAGTTCTTCTTGAACAGCTTGGTATGCTCAATCATCTCTTGAACTACTTCCATATACGACTTATCGTGAAGCAAACTGCGCACTGCGATCTCTTCAAGATGGGCTACGGAGAAATCTTCCGTCCCCTTTTTACCTATACAATCTTTCTCGTCGTCCGTAAGTTCGCGCTTGGAGATGAAGGTGAGCAGGCGAATCTTCTCATCGTGGGTGGGAGGATTCAGCTTGATCAGACGGTCAAATCGTCCCGGACGATCAGCAAGTGCCTGTAGCAGGCTTTCGGGATGATTTGTAGTCGCAACAATAAACGTAGGAAGCTTGAACGTAACACCGATGCCGTCCAGTAGGTTTAGAAGACCCGAGTTGACGCCTTGAGATCCTCGGTAGTCTCCGGGCTCCCGACCTCCAATATCTTCGATGATAAGGATAACACGAGTGCAGTCTGGTGCGTACTCTGCTCGATGACTAAAGAAGTGCACAATGCTATCGGCTTCAATTTCCGAGGTTGGCCAGACAATGACCACTGTTCCAGCATCCTCATTCGCAAAGTCAACACAGAATTTTTCAATAGAGGATGACTTTCCGTAACCGGGTGCAGAATAAAGGAGAACTCCCCGCTTCTTGGGGCGGTTGAGCTTTTCGTAAACTTCGAGCTTACTAAAGAATAGCCGAGCCTCTGAAATAATTGATTTGGTGCTAGTAACGTCTTCCAAGAGGTCGCGCTTACGGAACTCAATTTTAGTTGTTCGCAAACCCGCAGAGTCCTCAATAAGAGTGTAAAAGCCAGGCTTAATCTGAAGCTTTCGCTCATCGTCTCCGTCCTTGTAAGCCAGCTGGATGATATCGGTTGCGCTCTGGAACGCTAGATCGCTTTCACCTAGAGTAGTTACTTTTCCGCTAACCAAATCCTGGAATGAAGTTACTTGTTTAACTTCGAATGTTCCTTGCTTAGACATTAGATATCCTTGTAGCGAAAAGTGTATTTCTTTGTACCGACTCGACGACCTTTTAAGCAGTTATTAATAAAACCCGGCGAAACATCAAAATGTCTAGCACATTCTCGCTGTGAGAGAAACTCTCCCAATACAGAACCAGATTCGACATCTATAATATAGAAAGGTTTAGCGCCCTTTTTAATCGCTAACTCTTGCTTTGCTCCTGGAATAGCCCATCGAGCTTTAAGCGCTTTACTTTGCTTCTCAACGTTATTTTTATCTGTAAATCGATTCTTATTAGTAAGAATCGCACCCTTTCCAATTTTCGCTTTTGTATAGGCGGTATGTCTAATCCCATCGCCACCACGTGAGACGTTATAGCCCACTTTGGGATCCGTGCTATTATATGCTTCGATAAGCTCTATTTCGGCTGCGTATGCTTCTTCGATAGAAGAACAAGTTGCCAGCACTTCCCATTTCTCTTGGCCTGAGAATTTAGCTAAAGCATTTTGAATTGGAGTTCGGCCTTTCTTATTGCTCTTCGCTGCGTATTTATGATCGGCTTGACGCTTTTCAAGCTTCTGAGATGTATACCCGATATAGATTTTGCCATTCGGAAAATCAATCTTATAAAGAGTATACTCCGAAGCTGCCATTTATTCCTCAGGGTAAGAATTGATCTTGTGTTCCCGGTTGATTATACGAAAATATCTTCTCTTAATGCGGCGTGCTTCGGATTCTACATGATATCTGTAGCGGTTAAGAGGCAACTCGTCAACATACACTTCTTCACTCAATGACCTTACGCGAATCTTATTAAGGTCACGAGAGATCATGTTCTGTTAAATCTGCGTGACCTTCGATTAACAAGCTCAGGGTCGCACACCTTGCTCACCTTCATACAAACACTAAGACCGCAACCATCACCAAAGTAATCAATCAGAAAGCCTCCACCTTCCTCAAGAGAGAAGATGTCTGCCCAAGCTGAGACATGAGCGTTGGTGATTAAGTTGTTCCGCTTAAGAATGTAGTGTTCCGGAAAAAGAGACTTAAAAGGTCGCATCTATTGTTTATACTTCTGCGGTGAACTCTCTGAAGCCTGTATCTGTAACAACGCTGATCTTAATCCGTTCGGTGGGCAGGATCGTCCACTCGTACTCTAAAAGTTGAATCTTTCTCTCTTCAGACAAAGAAGCAAGTTTAGCTTGCAATAGCTTTCCTTGGTTAGGTGAGTCTTTAAGTGTCTTGAGTTCTTCCTTTGAGAGAAGGTACTCTTGCATGAAGAACGATATGAGCTCCTCGTACACAGGAGAAAGCTCCTGTAACCGCTTAAGGCATTCGATTTCGTGTTTTGTATTTCGCATATAGGGAAGTCAAGGGGATTCTTTCATCT